GGCGCGAATTGCGCGCCTGATGATGATCCTGAAAACAATCCAGAGGAAGGCGACACGGACGAAACAGACATCGCGGCGGGCAAAGCCATCAAGGGGATTATGGATAATCCGCAATGGTACGCCAGTCACGAGTGTGGAGATATTATGCAAGCGTCAAGTGCGCTGCAAACAATCGCCATGCTCATTCAATCGGAACTCTCGGAAGAGGACGAGGACGACGCGGATATTGCCATGCTCTGCGATGCCGCGCGCACGCTGCTGAAGTTCATCGGTGGCGAATTGGACGAATTGGAGGGCGCGGCGGGCGATGCGGCGGATAATGCCAGCATGGGGCCGATGAATAAAGCCGTAAGCGATGACTGGCTCCATATCCAGGGCGGCGCAATCAAGGCCATGGCCGATAGCGACGATATTGGCGGCTATGCTGTGCTGTTTGGAGATGCAGCCAATCACGACATTGAGAAAGACTATTACACCAAGTCTACGAACTTTTGGATTGATGACTTTGGGTGGCCGCGTCCAATCACCTATCACCACGGCATGGACGCCGCGACACGCGACGATCCTGTAATCGGTCATTGGACAAAGGCGACGATTGATGATACCGGCGTGTGGCTCGACGGGCAGTTAAATCGGGCACACGCCTATTATAAGGCCATAAAACAACTTGCGGCGCGTGGCTATTTGAAGCTGAGTAGCGATAGCGCGCCGCAATGGGTACAACGTGAGAAGCAGCCGAATGGGGCAAACTTCGTCAAGCGATGGCCCATGATCACGGCGTCATGCACCGTCACGCCAATGGAGCCACGCATGATGCCCGTAGAAGTTAAGGCGTATCTAGCCGAACTCGGCTATGAAACGATAGATGACAGTCCAGAGGCGATCAATCCTGATGCTGCAAGGCGCGACGGCGTAAAGGCGGCTGAGAGCGAGCGAGCGCGGCGGCTGTTGCTGGAACTCGAACTACTGCAACTCGAAATGGAGACAGCATGACCGCAGGAGCATCCACGGTCAGCGACTTCGTCAAGCTCTCGCAAGCGGCAATCATCGCGGGCGACCTGGACGCAGCCGAGACCTATAAGAAGCAAGCCTTTGCCCTCAAAGGGCTGATGGATGAGTTTACCCCCAAGGTAGACGCATCGCAGCGGCTTGATATGGGCAATGGGCAGCCGGACGCGGGCGACGCGCAGCAGAGCGCGCAGAACGCGGCAATTAAGGCGTGGTACGCCGAGAGTGTCGGCGGCAAGGAGATCGATAAGGATATTGAAGTCGTGCTGGCGGATATGTACGGCGGCAACTACCGCGCCGTGCGCTATCAGAAAGCGGCAGACTTCACCCGCTGGATCAGAAGTGGCAACTACAATCCGGCGCTGAAAAGCCTGGTCGTGTACACGCCTGAGCAGATTATGCTGGAGCTGGCCGGCGGCATGAGCGTTGCCGATCTCAAGGCGGCGCAAAAGGCCACGCAAGTGGAGAGCCAGGACACGAGTGGCGGATATCTTGTGCCGGAGGACTTTCGCGATAGCGTCGTGACCCGCTTGCAGGGCTTGACGCAAATGCGCAGCGTGGCAGAGACGATCACCACGGCCAGCGACCGCGTGACGATGCCGGTATCCGATGGCGGCGATGATCGCTATACCGGCTCGGTGCGCGTGTTCAAGGTCGATGAAAGTCCGACGAGTACACAAGCCGCAACGAACGCGCTGTTCAGTCAAACGACTGTGCCGGTTTACACGATCATGGCAAGTGTCGCAGTGTCCAAGAACCTGATCGATGATAGCCGGGGATCGTCGGCTATTCTGCCGTATCTCAATTCGCAGTTCAGCGCGGCGTATTCCATCTTTGAAGATGAGCAGTTCATCGTCGGCAACGGCATTGCCGGGCCGCAAGGAATCTTGAAAGATGCGACCACAGGCGGGCCGTATGTGTTCAGCTATGGCTCGATTGCGACGGCGGTATCCGGCGCGGCAACGTCCATTCTGGGCGACGCCATTCGCAACACACCGTACGCGATTGCCAGCCAGTATCGGCAGGCCGGTTGCAAGTGGTTCATGAGCCGTGGTAGCGTCCGTGTCATGAAGACGTTGAAAGACGGCACAGGCGACTATCTGTGGAGCGACCGCAATCAGCAGTTGCAGAACGGGCAGCCGACGAAGCTCGAGGGTTACGACATTGCAGAAACGGAAGTGCTCGCTTCTCCGTCAACGAACACGAGCACAACATACACCGCGAACGTGTATCCGATCCTGTTTGTCGCGAAAGGCTCATACCTGATCGTCGATAAGGCCGGCGGTATGGACGTTCAGCGCTACGATGACAGCACCACGGCCAAAGCGAATAGCATCGTGCTGGTTATGCGGCGTCGTGTCGGTGGGCAGGTTCTGTTGCCTTGGGGTATCGCCGCTATGAAAGTCTCAACGTAGAAAGGAGGGCACAATGGGCGTTCACAATATTGGAGAGAACAGCCGATGGGTTGTCCTCAGTTCGGGCACGTTTGTCAATCAGCTCACGATTGGCGGCACGGCGGCGGGCGTGATCTATGCCGGCGACTTCGAGTATCACATGGGCGTCTTTGTCGGCACAATCGCAAACAACGGCACGCTGGCCGTGTGGGGCTGCACGAACAGTGGCGGGAGTAATCCTTCGCTGCTGCAATCCATGACCTTCGGATCAGGCAGCGGCGTGCCGGCTATCGAGTTCAAAGCCAGTGCGCTTTCCAGCCTTGCGGCTGGCACGGCATGGCCGTACTTCACGGTGAGCGGCACGGTGGAGAATGGCGGGACGTGGCGCGGGGCGCTTGCTGTCCTCTCGACATGGCCGCGCAACTACGGCGGCAGTGCTACCACGTTTGGGAGCTATCTTGCGTATGGCACGGCTGGGCTGCTGTAGAAAGGAGATGCCAGAATGTCCTATAACACTCCTGTACGGCATCTTCAGATGGGGTCAACGCTTGAAGTCGGGCCGAGTGGATCGGTATCCGTGATCTCAGGCGGGTCGATCTTGGTCGCGGCTGGCGCGGTGCTATCGGTCGCAGGGTCGGTGGTCATTCAGGCTGGCGGCGCGTTTAACAACGCCGCCGGGACAAGCACGAGCGGCGGGCTTGCGATTATTTCCAGCGGTGGCACGCATCTCTATCAGGCGGGCGGTAGTTTACAAGTGGCGGCGGGCGGCGCGATCAACGTCGCCGGCACGTCAGGCTTCAGCGCGCCGGCTGGCATTACGCTGGGTGGCACAGTCGGCAAGTGGGCCTTTGGCACGCTCGGACTAGCGTCGGGTATCGGATCGGCGGCAACTGGCCTCACAACCGTGATTAGTGCCGTTGCTGTACCGATCTCTGGCGTGCAAGGTGGTCTCGGATCGCTATCCAGTCTGGTTGTGGATAACGCCGGATTTAGTGCGGGATCAGTGATCTTTCGTGGACTGGCGGGTACACTTGCATTCAGCGGTGCGGGCGGCACGGTCGCATGGTTCGCAATGGGCGTGTAGGATCGGACAAACGGCGCGCGGATCATCACCGCGCGCCTTTGGAGCATAGACAATGGCAAACGATCAGGACTTTGCACCACGTCTCGGCACAGCCTTAGCGACCTTTGCACAGAACGGCACAATCAGTAGTCGCGTGCTATTGCAAGGGAAGCTCGTGGGGTTGTACAGCGACAACTATCCCGTTGCGGCGGGGTCAATCGACTTCTATTCCTCATTCAATCCGAGTGGCACTGGATATCCCGTGCAGACGCCTGACGGGACGGTGCTGAAGCTCTCGGCATTCGGCGCGGGCACGCTGTACTCTTTCGGCCAAACGCCGCAGTTCACCAATCCGCTCGGCTTTGTCGGCTTGCGGGTCGGCACGGCTGGCACGGCTACGACGGCAGCGGGCGGCACGATTGTGCTGATTTGCGAGGAACGATAAATGGCAACAGGCACCGTCCAATTCCAGTTTGGCACACTTTCCACACCGCCGCCTGGACTGGCAGTTATGGCCGATGCGGTCAATGATAGCTCGTTTGGCGCGGGTAGCGTGCAATACATTAAGATCATGGACGGCGCGGCGGGCGGGACAGCCAAGGCCGGCGTCGGCGCAAAGGGGTTAGCCGTTGATACTGGCACGGTGCAAGTACTCGGCAGCATTCAGAGCGTCGGCACAAATCAGGCGCTCGGCACATTCCAGACATTCGGCACAAGCCAGGTACTTGGCTCAGTGCAAGGTGTCGGTACATTCCAGGTGTTAGGGAGCGTTCAAACCGTAGGAACCTCACAAGTGCTGGGCAGCGTCCAGACAGTCGGTACGTCGCAAGTACTCGGCACGGTGCAACTTGTTTCGATTGGCACGCAACAGGTACTCGGATCGGTTCAGACTGTAGGAACAAGTCAAGTCTTAGGCAGCGTACAGCCGGTAGGAACCGTACAGGCGTTAGGCACGGTGCGCGTAATCCCATCGTCGCTGATTGGTGAGAACTTCTTTGGTACGCTCTTTACGGCTGGGCAGGCAAATGGCACGCTGGTAGCAGCTCCCGCGCAAGGCACGTTTGTGCGTGTGTGGGATATGATGGTATCAGGCAGCGCGGCGGGTACGGCCATGATCGTGATCGGCAATGGTACAATCTTTGCGCCGGGGGTGTTTGCGGCGAATGGCGGCTTTGTGTTTAACTCATCGCGCGGTGTTCGCACGCATGGCACGAGCCAGGACATCATGTTTAATTCCACAAGTGGCACATGGGGCGTGAGCGTCAATTACAGCTTGGAAACGTAAATGCTCGGCAAGTATTTTCGTGGAAATACGCTACTCAACGGGCTAGTGGCGTATTGGAAACTCGAAGAGTCCAGCGGGACGCGCGTAGACGCCACTGGAAGAGGAAATGACCTTGCACCGCAAGCCACACCAGGTAATACAACGGGGCGTGTCGGCAATGCGGTGCAGCTCACGAGCGCATCATCGCAGTTTTTGAACAGTGCCAGTACCGCTGATCTGACGATGGGGGATTTCGATTTTACGTTTGCGTTCTGGGTTTGGGGCGATACCGTAACACCACAAAAATATGCCATGTCCAAATGGACATCGAGCGGCGTGGAAGAATATTCCGTGTTAATCGATACAGGAAACCGTTTCAAGTTTTACATCGCAAACTTTGCAAAAGTAGTCAGTGCTGATAACTTCGGCGCACCGAGCATCAGCACTTGGTATTTTGTTGTGTGTCAGCATGACGCGGCGAACGATCTTATAAAAATAAGCGTCAACGATGGCACAATGAATACCGCTGCCACGGCAGGCGCATTTCCTGCGGTCGGTGTAGAAGGATTCGCCATCGGCAGCGCTAAATCATCTGCGTTTAATGTGGGATGGAATGGGCGCATTGATGAGTTTGGGATATGGAAACGACTGCTCACAGCGGCAGAGATCACATCGATGTATAATGGAGGGAGCGGGATTACATACCCGTTTATAGGAACCTAGTGTACAAATTATACAAACTCATCACCATACTGGCCGTCATCCTAACGATTTTAATTCTCCCACCGCCGCAGCCCGCAGGGGCGTGCGTCTTTTCTGATGGCACGAACATTCCCGCTGATCTCACCACGGCGCAGGCTGGATCACACTGCCTGGAGATAAGCGCCGGCACGTTCACCATCGCGCCTACAGGCGGCGATTGGCTGAGTGTAATCATGCCGAACGTAGAGATCAGGGGCGCAGGCCAGGGGAAGACCATTATCCAGACGCAGGGTATCACGCTTACGAATAACCTGTATCTGATCGATGTACATGCGGCAAATACGTATGTGCATGATCTGACGATCCAGATCGGCGCGGGCTATCGCACCGGCTACGAAGTTGGCGGTATCCTGGCAAATTTGGGCGCACTCCAAACGATGATCCAGCGTGTGGAGATCGTGGGCGGCTACACCGGCAATGGCGGTAACGGTTTTGGCATCGGCATGTATCAGCCGTGGGATCAGAATGGCGGGCGGCAGGGCAATACCGTGCGCGATTGCTACGTGCATGACTCGCCAAGCACAGGGATTGGTGTGGCGTCGAATGAAAATAAACTGCTGCATAACCATATTGCCAGAGTAGGGACAACCCCACTCCAACACGGTTTCTACGCTCAGGGCGGCTACAACCTGTACGACGGCAACCTTGTGGAGAATGCGAGCGGGTACAGCTTCCATGCATGGAAGAAAATTCCTAATCTTGATGCAAGCGGGGATCGCTATGTCAATAATGTGAGTATTGATCCTGGATTCCAGCACATGATTGTCTCAGGGCTGAACAATACGAGTAATCCCGCATTTCCCAATGGGAAGCCATTGACCAGGAATGTGACCATAACGGGCAACCTGTTTCGCAATACGGGCGGGCGCTTCGCGGCAGGCGTCGTGTCTGATGTGCCGGCCCTGATCGACGGCAACACGTTCGAGGATGTGCTGAAAACGGGCGCGCAAACGATTGGGATTAGCACAACGGCTTCCAGCTCGATTGTGTCCAATAATCGCCTAACCGGAAGCGTGGCGGCGAATGGCGGCGGCACGATTCAGATCAACGCGCCGTCCATCGTAACAGGAAACTACATCGACAACCCTGGCACCTACCAGCCGTTTTTTGGCGATACGCGGGGATCGGTTATCGCAAATAATTTGGTGCGCTAATGTTGCTTCTCTGGACAAGCGCGGGCATCTTTATCCCGCCAGCACCGCCAATCCGCGCCTATGCAACGATCTCGTTCGCGCTGAACAATGATGGCGCGCTTTCGCTCAGTCTGCCGAATGACGCAGAAGGATCGGTACAATAATGGCCTTTTCATGCGACGTGGGCGATATTCCGTACATCGTCTGTACGTTTACAAACGCGGGCGGCACGCTGATCGATCCGACCACGATCACGCTCTATCTCGAAAAGCCGAGTGGTACAATCGGCACATACACCTATGCCAGCGGCAGTGTCGTTCGTCCAGCGGCAGGCACATACACGTTTAATGGCACGGCAACAGAAGCGGGATACTGGAATGTGCGATGGGTAGGCGACGGCGCGGCTATTGCCGCGCAGCAAGGCCGCTACTTTGTGCGACAGGTGAATACTACATGAGTAGATATGCAAGCCTACCAGCGCTCATCGATTATTTATCCCCATCGGGCGTGCTGGGCACATACAATGATGGACTGTTGCAAGATAGCCTTGACGAAGCCGAGAGCGCCATTAACGACTACACGCGACGGCAGTTCGCAGGTACAGCCGGCACTATTTATGTGAACAGATTTAGTCAACGCTTTGTCAAAAATCAGGCGCTCTATCTCGAAAATGACATACACACGCTCGTGAGCCTGACGAATGGGGATAGTCAGAACATACCCGTCGGATCGGTATGGCTAGAGCCGCGCAACGCCGGCCCGCCATATCGATTGCTCAGGTTGCATTCGGCCTATGTCTACGTTTGGAATACGGATAGTGATGTGATCGTGTCCGGCACATTCGGTTTTAGCACCGTCCCGCCAGCGGCCATAAGCCGCGCGGCGGTAGAACTGGCAGCGTACTACTTCAGGATTAAGGATGTCGGCCCTCTTGATACCGCTGGCGTGAATGCCGCTGGGGAGGTGATGTATCCCAAAAACATGCCTGATTATGTGCGGAGTAAGCTAGAGCTGTATCGGAGCCGGAGCGGTGGCATCGTTTGACAAGCGTGCTATACTATCGATGAGGGACGCTTCGGCGTTGTGGGCAATAGGCGAGTGACGGGACGCACTCGCCTATTCTTTTGCCTCTTTTCCGGCAGGCGTACAAACGGCGATAAACGCGCGGCAATGCTGCTCAGGCGTGGCGCAAAGCAATCCCCATGTTATATTTGATAGGTCGTTTCCCATATTAAACACTTCGTCTATGTAAGCATCTTGCAATCCACGCCGCTCGATCTCTTTCAGCAGCAACGCCACTTGCCGCGCATCGTCCGAGTAGTACGGCAAGTCAAAGCCGTTTCGCCCAGCCGTGCCAATCTGACAGCCGCGCACGTTCGCAGCGTCTTTGACCACGCGAAAGCCGAGTGCGCGCGCAACGGCGATATCCAGCTCTTTACTCATATCCCCTCCCTGTCTTACAATCAGTATAGCACGCTTGACAAGTATGGTACTATGTAAGACAGGCGAATAGGGGTGCAACCATATTCGGCTCGTGGAGAGCACTGAAACATTGTGGCCTATCGGTCAACTCGGCGGGGATAGTGTCTTCCTAATCATTCGGCTCGTGGAGAGCACTGAAACAGCGCAACCGCATACGCTTTCGCGGGGGCTTGCGACTTCCTAATCATTCGGCTCGTGGAGAGCACTGAAACTCTTCATTCAGAGGCTGATTGCATTCAGGGCAGACTTCCTAATCATTCGGCTCGTGGAGAGCACTGAAACTGCCCCATAATGAGATCTGGAAAGACGACGTACAAGCTTCCTAATCATTCGGCTCGTGGAGAGCACTGAAACGCGTGAATGGGGATAGCGACCGCACGCCGGTATTGAGTTGCAACCCTATTCGTCAATACATACTCACCCCTCGGGGCTTCTCGGCGGGCAGCGAACAGAGCGTTACGGCGCTTTTCTTGTTGCCCGCCTTTCCTATTGCCAGGACGGATTATGCCAGGAACGATCACAACAAGCCTGCTCAACTTTCGCGCCACGCCTGATCAGCGTGGCACAATCCAGCGTGCGGCAGCCGAGTGTCATCAGACGATGAGCGACCTGATGCGCGCGGCGGTGCTGGAATATGCCGCGCGGCGATTGGAGGAAAAGCGATGACACAGCCGCTACCCTGGATGCTAGAGCCGTGCGACCCCGAAGGCGCAACTGACCCGCAAGGCAACGTTTGGCCGCACGCCGTACGCGGGCGCAAGCCCGCAGGACGGCTCGTGATAGGCTATGGCTATAGTGAGCCGCAAGCGTGGCACGAAGCCGAGCAGAAGGCCGCACAGCACGACGCACGCGAGATGATCGGCGAGCGGGGCGAAACGATTAATCCTGCTATGATGGGGTATCCATTCATATGACAAAGCTCAGGGTACTTTGGGCGTCAGACGCGCCATGGGCTACCTCAGGCTACGCAGTTGAAACGGCGCTTACGTGCGTGCGATTGAAAGAGCATTGCGACCTGGCGCTGATCGCCACATTCGGGCTACACGGCGGTATGCAAGAATGGAATGGCATACCCGTGTTCCCTGGCGGCGCTGATGCCTTTAGCAACGACGTGATCGGCAAGGCGGCGAAAGCGTGGCAGGCTGATTGCATTATCACGTTGAAAGATGCGCTCGTGTTTCAGCCGCAAACATTTAACGGCTTTCGCTGGATTCCGATGACACCATGCGATCACGATCCGAGCACGCCGCAAGTGATTGAGCGCGTGCGCCAGAGCTACCGACCTATCGCCTACGCGCCGCACGGCTTTCGCGCGCTGCGCAAGGCCGGCCTCGATCCACTTTACGCTCCCCACGCCTACGATCCCGCTATCTACTACCCAATGGAGAAGGCCGACGCGCACAAGACGCTGGGATTGCCTGACGATCTGTTCATCATTGGCACGGTTGCGGTGAATAGGGGCGGCTTGCCAAGCCGCAAAGCCTGGATCGAAAACCTAGAGGCATTCGCCCAATTCGCACACGACAAACCGAATGTGCGCTACTTCGTGCATACTGATCTTGCAGATGACAACTACGAGGCAGGCGTGACATTGCGTGTGATTATCGCGCAACTCGGCATAGCGGATAAGGTACTCTTCTGCGACCAAGAACGCTATCGCTATGGCGGCTTTCCGCCTGAGTATATGCGCGCCTACTACAATAGCATCGATGTGCTGAATGCTGTCTCGAATGGTGAAGGATTCGGCATTCCGGTACTCGAAGCGCAAGCGTGCGGCGTGCCGGTGATCGTCGGTGATTGGTGCGCGCACGAGGACTTATGCTTTGCGGGCTGGAAAGTGGCAAAGCATGAGGCGCACCATTTCTACGATCAGCAGCAGGGCTATGTGTTCATTCCCAATCCAGCGGCAATAGCGGATAGAATGGGGCGCGCGTATACTGCGCTCTATCCGCCATGCGGCGTTGACTGGCGCGACGTTATGCGCGATCAGGCCATAGCAGGCGCAACGCCATACCAGATCGATACGGTCATTCGCGACCATTGGATACCGCTCTTGGCAGAGCTAGAGCGCGACATTCACAATCCACGATCACGCGGCGTGCTGCGGATCATTCGCAGGGAAGAGGTGTTTTCGATATGAGTGAAGTCAAACGCGGGCGTGGCCGGCCTCCGAACGATGGGCCGCAAAGCCGCACGCAAATTGAACGCTCCATAGCGCAATCCCGCCGCCGCTGGGAATACACCACGCTCTCATCTGAGCAGCCAATCCGCGCATCGCTGTATGATGACTACGGCGCTGATGGCTGGGAACTCGTCAGCGTGTATGTCCGAATGGACGCGGTACACGCGGTATTCAAGCGGGAGGTGCTATGAAGTCTCCGACGAATGCCGATCTTCATGAGATGCGCGAGAAGTTCATGCTTCCCGATTGGGATACTAGTGATTTTCTTGATTGGTTTGCTGAGTTCGGACGCGCAACTATTGAAGAGGTATTACAAGCGCGTGGCGAAACACTACCAGAAGCATATGATGAGGTACGATCATGACACAAGGCACTGTAGGATGGCTCTGCCCGAAGTGCAGCGCGGTGATTTCGCCATACGAAAAGGCGTGCGCGAAATGCGCGCCAGTCACGTCCATAAGCGGAGCAGGCACATACACGTTCACTCTTGGCAGCATATCGCTTGGAGGCATTTCAACATCAGGCACCGTGTCTCTGAGACCGCCCAATACTGACGCGCAGAAGCTTGAAGAGGCTCAGAAAGCCCGCGCAAAGGCTGAACGCAAAGCCGAGAAGTACAACGAATGGGCGGCTAAGATCATTGCGTTCTACGGACAAATGAGCGATCTCACGGAAGAGCTTGACGAATTGACCAATGAGCCTGCTGATATCGAGAATGACTAGAGGCGCACTGTAGTAGCGAATTTATGCACATATGCGATTGGGGGATTTATAGTGCCGCCGAAGATATCAATCGTGTCGCCGTTTCACAACGGCTTTGAACTTCTCCCTGATTACGAACACGCCACGCAAGGCGCTGAACTGATCATCGTCGATAACGGATCAGACGCGCCTACGGCAGATGCGTTAGCCACATTGCCGCCTGATCGCGGCAAGGTCATACGCAACGAGACGAATACCGGCTTTGCGGCGGCGAATAATCAAGGCTATGCGGCTTCGTCAGGCGATATTGTCATCTTCCTGAATAGCGACATTGCGGGCGATCCGGCGTGGCTCAAGCTCGTGGCAGACGATGTGAAGGACGGCGCGCTGTATGGCCCATCAGTCAATCAGCAGCTTGTCTACGGCCTATGGCTCCCGTATGTGGAGGGCTGGTGTATTGCGGCAACACGCAAGACGTGGGATAGGCTATTTCTTGACGAAATGGCGGGACTGGCCTATGGCCCATGGGACGAAGTTGACTATCCAGGGCCATATTGGGAGGATAACGATCTGTGCTTTCGCGCAATGTGCCTTGACATTGCGATCATTCACACGACATGGCCTATTCAGCACAAAGGCGGGCGCACGGCGGGGGCAATCGTCAAACACGGCGCAACGTTTGAAGCCAATCGCGCAACGTTTGTGAGCCGTGTCAAGCCGGTATGGGAGAAGATGCAAAAATGACAGATCGATGTCCAGCGTGCGGCGGCATTTTTGTGCCGTTTGGCGAAGTATATGTAGGCGATGGGATTGTGTGCCATTGTACAGTTGCGCGCTATAACGGGACGACGCGCATTGATCCATATCAAAAAAGCGCTATCGGCTGGGTGTGCGCGAAATGTGGCGCATCATACGCACCGTGGATTTACCGTTGTGAGCCGTGTTCACAGCCAAAAACGTATACGTCAACTTCAACACGAGGATTATAATGTTCGCACGCTATCAGCAGCACTATCATACACAATCGGACATTCAGCACCATCTCGGACTGCTGTTCTCACTGTCGCACGGCAACGTACTAGAGCTTGGCACGCGATCAGGCGTCAGCACAGCGGCGCTTCTGGCGGGCGTAGAACGTGCTGGCGGGCATCTTTGGAGCGTGGATATTGAGGACTGTAGCCAGGTCGCAGCCGGTCACGCGCAATGGACGTTCACGCAGGGCAGCAGCACCGACGAACTGCTTTTCAAGCGCATTTGCATGCAAGCCAATTCCAAAGGTCCGGCTGGCTTTGAATTTCAACTTATCCTGATTGACACATTCCATAGCTATGAGCAGGCAACAGCCGAGCTTGAATTGTGGCATCGTTCGGTAGCCATTGGCGGGCATATCGCCATGCACGATCCTGAAACGTTTCCCGGCGTCAGGCGTGCGGCGCAAGAGTTCGCAGACGCACGCGGCTGGCCGATCACGTTCGTGTTGCCGTGCAATGGTATGGCGATCATTTGGAGGCCGGAGTAGTGAACATGTATAAATATCCCTGGATACGAAATACGACCTACGATGAGCTTGACGAGTTCGTAAAGCGCCTACTTGGCTCGCTGATTATCTATTTGCCACCATATAAACTTGCTGGCGTTTACAATGAAATGGCGCATGAACTCGTCAAGATCGAAGGCGTCAGCACCGAGGGCGCAAGCTGGGCAATGGAGGGCGCGAATGAACGAACGTAGGCGCAGGTTGATACCCGTCAGTAGTATCTTTTTGATGCAACAAACATGGGCGCATACGGGCGAAGTAACGCATGTCAAGTGTACTGCGGGATTACCGCCTGATGCTACATTCGTCGGCTTGACGTATGACCACATGCGCGACGTGTACTACTTCTGCTATCAATCAGCCGAATGGGACGAAGTACCAGATTATCAGATGTTGCCGACATTCAGTCCGATGTTCGTGAATTTCAATGTCGCGCCATTTTTAGAGCGGGCAGAGAAGATACTTGAAACGTCCTATAGCGACGGCGCAAATGAGTGGCTTGCCGAATACCGCGCGTTCAAAAGGCAGACGGGATGGCCGGAATGAGCGAAGAAACGAACTGCAAAGTTCATGCCGCATCGCGCAATTTATTGCGCTTCTATCACGAGCGCCCGATCTGGCAACAGCAAATCATAAAATGGCTACTCGGCTACAAGGCGTGCCATTATCTTGAAATGCTTGATAGTTTGTTTGAGGATATGTAATGATAGTCGATGCGGTAACGTTTTTCAACGAGCTTGATCTGCTCGAATTGCGCCTATCCGAGCTTGATCCTGTTGTGGATAGATTTGTCATTGTCGAAGCGAATAGGACGCATAAAGGCACGCTCAAGCCGCTCCATTATGCCGAGAACGCAGCGCGATTTGCACAGTGGCATGACAAGATCGTGCATATCGTTTGCCCGCTTATGGACGACGGCGACGGTCTGCCAGCCATTCGGCGGCGCGAAATGACACAGCGCAATGCTATCTTGCAAGGCGTACGCGATTGTGCCGACGACGATATTATCCTGATAAGCGACTGTGACGAAATACCGCGCTCACATCTTGTGCCGACACACCTCGACGATGGCATTGTTGCGACCTATCTCCAGACGCTGTATTATTACAATCTCAACACGAACGCGCCGGATCGGATATGGCCTGGGACGCGCGTCTGCCGTGTTGCCGATGCGCGGGCATTAAGCCCGCATGTCATTCGCAATGGGCTAGGACAGCCGGATAGCATCTATCCGCTGTATCGACATATCAGCGGCGGCGGCTGGCATTACTCCTACTTTGGCGGCACGGTGGCAATCCACAATAAGATGACTGAATTTCTGCATCAAGAGCTTGTCACTGACGATAACGTGACAGCGCGGGCGATAGCCGAGAAAGTGGCAGCCGGAAAAGATATCTGGGGCCGGCCACACGAGCAAGAGTTTGTCATTGGGGCTGCTGTTGACTTGCCGTATACGATCCTACGTGACTTGCCTAAATGGACACGGCATTTCGCACACGGCTGGCAGCCTGAATTCCACGAGGACTGGTACAGCGGGCCGCAAGCACTCTACGTCGGCCAGCTCGCACGCACAGCGCCCGAAGGCGGAATTGTGGAGATCGGCTGCTGGGAAGGTCGCTCGGCTATCGTGCTCGCGCAAATGATTGCGCCGCGTGAATTGTACTGCGTTGATCACTGGCAGGGCAATACGGACGAAAATCCCGATCACGAGAGCGGCAAGATTGCGGCTGAACGCGATGTGTTCGATACATTTGCACTCAATATGCACTATTGCACAGCGAGTAACTACACAACGATATATCGTTCTTGGCAGGAATGGATTGTCGAATGGCCGCGCTGTACTGATGACAGCCGGATTGCCTTTCTGCATCTTGACGCCTCGCATGATCGTGCCAGCGTGCGCGATTGTCTACTCGCAATCACGCCGTTTCTCGTTGACGGCGCAATCTTGTGCGGTGATGATGCCTTCGATGAGCGGGTGCGTGACGGCGTGCGTGACGTGTTTCCTGATGCGGAGGTGATTGGGGAGCGTCTATGGAAAGTGGAGTATCATGCCTAACGATATTGAGCGCCTATCGGCGCAACGTGATCGCTTCCGTACGGCATTGGCCGCGCTTGTAGGCGCAGAAAGTGTTGAGGAGTTGCGGCAAATGAAAGCAGTTCTTCTTGTCATGGCAGTTCCGAATGAAGACAAAACTGCCATGCTTAATGCCATAAATGCACTCATGGAACAAGATGTGATTGCGGAGATGCCAAAGCCGGTATGTATCTGCGGTGGAGAGCCGCATGTCTCCGCTTGCCCTGCGAATACCGATCCGTTCTTGAAAGGCTTTCTATGACGATCACTGTCGATACCGTAATACTTGACATCATGGGAGCGCTTCAAACTTTGGCATCGGGCGTGTCAGGCGTAGTTGCGCCACAGCCTGCCGTCTATCCTACCGCACTCGACACAATGAGCGGACAAACATTTGTCATGACTGTGCTGCGTTCTGGCGAGGGGTGGCAGAAAGGGGCCGGATACAGCCAGGGCATTTATATCTTCGATGTCCTCGTGTTTCTCGATCCGGTCGCGCAAAGCGACATTCCCAGCCACGTTGTTGACGGCGCGCTGCTGTACCACCAGCTCATGAACGTGTTTGTCAAGAGTACGAACACGCCGCTGTTCAATCCAGGGCCATATCAGGCGACAATCCAGAGTGGTATGGACGGGTCGCATATCAGCGGGCCGGGGCCAAATCCATCACTCCGCTTTCGCGGCGTGGATTACTACGGCTTCGATATGAGTGTGCCGGTTCGCTGGCAGGCAGTACAGGTATGATCGATATGCACAACGGCTATTACACAATGCCCGAACCGCTCACGTATTCCGATGCGATCTATTGGGACTATCCCGCCGTACAGCAGGAATACGCTATTTCGTGGTCAGTGCTGAAATATGCGAACGTCGATATTCGTGCGGAGATCAATGCACGCATTCGTGCAACGTCACGTGATGAGGTGCGCGCTCTTGCGCCCGATTGGGCGCGATGGATTACGATTGTCAGCGAATATGAGCGCGACTATTGCACGATCATTCGCCATACCTATTATGAGCAGCCTGGATACAAAGAAATCAAGCTCTACCGCGCACCGTCAAGTACGCAATCGTTTCGCATTATGCCGCAAGGCGGTGCAATGATTGAACTGCCATTGCGTCAGCTATCCTACTATGGTGGTACTGCGCGGGGTGCGCTCCATGACAATATACTCTACCTCGTGATCTAGCGCGGCTTGACCGCTATGCTATACTATCTGTAGGCCGGTGATGCCGTGTTCCATGCATGACGTTTTGGCATACTTTGTCGCTACCTCTGCGACGCTCACGCAAGCGGGCGAAAAATCACAAGGCTGTGTAAGCCAGCCTGGTATGCCGAGATCATTTATCGCGCCAAAGTCGAGCAATGAGACGGTAGCATTTATGGAATAAGTGTCTACAGGAGCGGTGTAACTCCGCAAGGCGCGTCCAACACTCAATTTAGGGATCAGTGGGGATCGCATTGGGCTGAGTAATTGTGTGTGATTGTGTCATGGCCGTCCAGCCGTGGCATGATGGGCGAAAAGCCGCACACCCCAGCAGGACGGGTTAGAACGCGGATACGAAGTTGAAATATACGGCTGTTACCCGCTATACCAGAGCAGCGCCGGATAGCTCAATTATCCAAACAATGCAATCCTATTCCAAACACTGATCCCGCTCACAATCTATTCCCATCGGTGCAAACATCGGCGGGCCGCGTTATGCGGCTCGCCGTTTTGTTGTTTCGCTTTAGGAAAGGTAACGAAAAATGCCTGGGCCAGGCCGTAAAGAGCTTCGCAGCCTTAGACTAAAGGCTGAAACGACAAACGGCGTTGTGGTAAGTCCCCGTTTCCTTTGGCGCGGGCCGGTCGAGGGGATTGACGACAAGCGCGAAGTCAAGCACGTCGATATGCAAGTCGGCATCTTCGGCGGTACGGACGATATCTATATCCCCAAGCTGCTCGCAGAGCTGCAAATACCGACCACAGAAGCGACATTCGAGCAAATCCCCGATCTGTTCCTCATGGCCGGCTTTGGCACATCGGGCGGCAACCGCGCCGGCAGTGCGCAAGGCGCAAGCGGCAGTAGTACCATCTTCACCCTGATCGCGCCTACCACGACAGTACCGATCACCTACTCGTGTACTGCCGAGGTGGGGGATAGCGAAGTCGGTGGCAATACCGGCTATGCGGAAGTGATGGAATACTGTCTGGCCGATGAGTTGAAATTCGAGTTCAAGTATGGCGAGGCTGTTAAGGTATCCGCTACCTTAATGGGAAGGCAGGGCACGCCGACAAACGCGCTGGGCACGTTCAGCAACGCTGGTACGCTGGTATCGAACATCGAAGAGATACTTTCTGGACTTGGCTCATTTTGGCTATCGCCGGTCGGATCGGGCTATGGCACGGGCGCGGTAACAGCGGGAAACATTCTATCGGGGCAGCTCACATTCAAGCCGAAGTGGGCGCGTAAATATCCCGTTGATGCGGGCGTGCTCTACTTCTCCACCGCCGTGTATGCAGGTATGGATATCACTGGCGAAGTGACGCTGGAAAATCAGATCAGCGGCACATATGGCGCGGCGGGATCAGCCGGTCAAGTCGAGAAGTGGCGCAATCAGCAGCCGGAGCTGATGCGTATGTCGTGGCCGGGCGGCGCTATCCCAGCTGGCACGACGCAGCTCAACAAGCTGTTCCAGATCGATATCCCAATCACCTGGGATAGCTTCGACAAGCTGGGAGATATCGACGGCAACGATATTCGCGTGGGCAAGTTCACCAGCAAGTACAACGCGCTCACGAACGCGGGCGGGCGTGGGACTGTGACGATTGTACGGCAAGGCACGTCGGAGTTTTCTGGCGCTTAATTTTAACTGAAGAAACGCTTAATCCATCAGAGAGGATCAATCGATGGAAACCAAACCACTCTGGTATACCGCCTTATCCCCACGCGAGCAGGCCACAATCGACCACGCACGCGCCTATGCCGCGCTGTACGCGGCGGCAGGCGTGCCAGGCCACAGCGCACACCTCCTCATTGCCAAGTTAGCCGATCTCTTGGACGGCGCTCCATCGCGTCCGCAAGTGGAGGCGCGCTAATGGCAACGATCTTCAAGCTCACAATCCAGATCGGCAAGGGCGAGGACGCACACGAGCGCGAGATCAGTATCGATCCTGAGCAAATCCCCATGGGCGTTTTGGAGGACTTAGAAGACCTCGGCAGCGCACACGATTGGAAAAGCATCAGGCCGATCATTTCTGAATTGTTCGGACTGACGAAAGACGAGTTTCGATCCATGACTGCCGGCCAGTTCATGCAGATTGCACAGGCTCTCCCATCGGCCATAGCTGAAGCTACGTCAATCCCAAACGTGAACGTACCGCTATCCGGCTGATGCTGCATAGCGGGGTAGATCGTGGCGTGCCGTTCTGGATGGGCGTGATCCAAATGGCCGAAGAGTGGTCAACATATCCCGGCGATCTCGTAAAGAAGCCAGGGTCGCTCCGCTGGGCCGCACGCTGGGCAGCCTATCGCAAAGAAGTGGCGTGGGTGCAGGAAGAACGATCTAAGAAGTAGGCAGCATTGGCCGCGACGATCCGTATTGAAGTAACGACCTCTGGCGGATTAGATTCCGTCAAGAAGGACGTAGCCGATTTAGGCCGTGCCGCTCAGAAAGACGGCGGCGGCGGCTTCAGTGCGCTTGGCGAAATAGCGACCGGTGCGCTCCGAAAGATCGGAGAGATGGTCGTTAACGTCGGTGTGGCGGCGTTCCAGAAATTCGGCCAAGTCATCGGTGACAGTATCTCCATTGCGCGCGAAAGCAATCAGATCAATGCGCAAACGGCGCAAGTCATCAAATCGACAGGCGAAGCAGCAGGGGTCACGACACAGCACGTTCAGGACTATGCCGCATCACTTGACGCTGCTTCCGGGAAAAGCCTCTTCAGCCAAGAACAAATCCAGCAATCGAGTAACCTGCTGCTCACGTTCACCAATCTGAAAGGCGGCATACTCGACGCCGCTACTGCTATCTCTACGGATATGGCGCAAGCCCTCGGCGGCGCTCCAAAGGACGCGGCTATTCAGCTTGGCAAGGCACTGAATGATCCAGTCAAAGGAATCACGGCGCTTACGCGCGTCGGCGTCACGTTCAGCGGTGAACAAAAGGCCATGATCAAGGCCATGACCGAAGCGGGCGATACCGCTGGCGCGCAGAAGGTCATTCTCAACGAACTCAACAAAGAGTTTGGGGGAAGCGCGGCAGCAGCGGCAGCGGCAGATGGAGGATTTGCGCAGTTTCAAGGCCAGCTTCAAGAGATGGAGAAGACCATCGGGCAGGCGATACTACCGATCCTGGGTCAACTCATGGGCGCGCTGAATACCACACTCATGCCGATCATTGCCAGTGTTGCCGATGGATTTAAGACCCTCGTCGGCGATATGAGCGATGCGTTTGGCGATGGCGGGATAGGTGCGGCGATCAATGTGTTTCTGAATGAACTATTCGGGCTAGATACAAATGTCGGCTTTGTCATCAACGATATTATCACGACATTTACGACGCTGATCAGCGATGTGAGTAGTGCATTCCAGGACGGTGGCATCGGTGCGGCGATCAATGTCGTATTAAATGAACTCCTCGGACTAGACACGAATATCGGTTTTCTCGTTGATGATTCGATTGCTGGTTTGCAGAACGCGCTTCAAAACAATATCATACCGGCATTTCAAGCTGTCTGGACGGTGATACAAACACAAGTAATGCCGATCCTCTCCGATCTTGCGACCGCTGTGGTTCCATTACTCGGCGCGGCGATACAAGTGCTTGCTGGCTTCTGGACGAATGTCCTTGTGCCAGCGGTCATGGTGTTTTGGAATGTGCTCACAACTGTGGTACTGCCAGTGATCGCGGCGCTGGCCGGCTGGCTTCGTGATAACTTGCCTGGCGCTATTCAATCCGTTGCGGATTGGTTGACAGGAACGCTCTTTCCAGCATTCCACCAGGTCTACGACTTCATCAGCGTGAACGTGATCCCGATCCTGGCCGATGTTGCAAAATGGCTGATTGATAATGTACCGGTGGCTATCCAAAAAACAACTGACTTTTGGAATAACACGCTTTGGCCTGCACTCAACAAAGTATGGGTATTCATTCAGGACAATGTGATCCCGATCATTGTCAAAATCTCTACCGAGGTATTTGACGCGCTCAACAAGGCCGTCCAAGATGTTTCGACATTTTGGACAAATACGCTTTGGCCGGCCTTACAAAAAGTATGGGCATTCATTCAAGATAGTGTCATTCCCTTGCTGACCGCGCTGGCGAATGTGGCGATTGCGCTCGTCAAGAAGGAAGTCGAGCTATTAGCGGCGCTATGGAATAACGTCCTATGGCCGGCACTCAACAAGGTATGGGCGTTCATCAGCGATAACATTATTCCGATCATGAAGCAACTGGTTGAGAAGTACTTTGCAGACTTGAAAGTCACCACGGACGCCATCGCAAAGCTATGGAATGATGTGCTCTATCCCGCATTGATGAAAGTCTACCAGGCTGTGTACGATCATCTTGCGCCGACTTTGGCGACATTTAACGATAACGTGCTACAGCCAATGCAGGGATTTTTCTCGGATATCGGCACATCGGTACAGGATTTAATTCAATGGATCAATGAACTGGTGAAAAAAATCAATGCGGTCAAAATACCTGACTGGCTTCAGGGCCATAGCCCGCCGCCGATGGCAGAATGGTTCAGCTATATCGGAGAAAGCGTGAAGGGCGTCAATCAGCAACTGCCCACACTGGCGATGAACCTTGCGGCGCAACTTGGGCCGACTGGCAGTTCAATTAGCAACACGGCGTCAACGCGCAGCTTTACGTATGCGCCGACTGTCTATCAATCCGGCGGCGGCGATATGCCGATGGACTTGGCATTAGCATCTAGCCTAGCGAGCGTATGATATGCCTCTCGGAATAGGTTCCGGCCTCTGGGCAATTTGTCAGCCGATTGACGAAACGAATATTTCGCTGAATCCATCGTACGAGTTCGGCACTTCGGGCGTGGTCGCTCTTCAAAGCGCCACGCTCGGCACATCGTCTGCATTCCAGCGTTACGGCGCGTGGTCGCTCCAAGTCACGCCGAATGGTAATGGCACGTCGGGCGCGTATCTCGGCACATGGACAACGGGCAACGGGACAGCCTACAGCGTGGGCGCATGGATACTTGCCGCCAATGGCGTACCAATGCGTATGGCAATCGGGAGTAACAACGGACTAGGGCTTACCAGCGGCTCTGTGACGTTCACGGGCGGCGGCACATGGCAATACTATAGCTGTAGCTTGGTAGAAGCCGCGCAAGGCACGCGGAGCGTTGTTGTACAGAAGACGAGCGGGAATAGCGTTGCGCCGTTCTATGTTGACGGTTTGCGCGTTAGTCCGTGGGATGACGGCGTTGATCGCGCCACGACCTACTTTGATGGGGATACGGGCGGCGGCACATGGCAAGGCGCGCAACAAGCGAGTGTCAGCACGCGCACAGGCCAATATCGCGGCGGCGGGTCAATCGTAGCGCTGGCCGACTTAGGGCTACAAGTCGATCAAATGCTGGGCGTGGGCATGCCGCCGATAGAGGACAGTAATCAGAGCTATGCGATTACGGACGGTGCGGAGTTCCAACGCCAGCGTGCGGCAAGCCGGCATTTCACACTCACGGCAAAGCCGATTGTGGGCACCACGCTGGCAGACTTTCACAACACGCGCCGCACGCTGATTGATCTCTTCAAGCCTGACCTCGTGACGCCACAGCAGCCGATTAGTATGCTGTACTATGGCGGGCAAGGCACGATTGGCGTGCAAGCCTATTATGAGAAGGGCTTGGAGCTGGGCAACATGGATGGGCCGATAGCCGAGAATGCTGCCGTCTCATTCGCCGCATATGATCCGTATTGGTACGCGCCGACGCATCAAGGTACGACGTTAGGGCCAAGATCGGCTATCGGCTCATCGAATTGGATTATGCAACGCAATGCGCTCGGCAAATGGGGAAGCGTCGGGCAAGGCGCGGGGCCGAATAACTACGTTTACGATTTGCTGAATAATGGCAACGGAACGATTTTTCTCGCAGGAAGCTTCTCGGCTGTTGACGGGACTGTGGGCGCGAAATACCTTGCGCAGTATATCCCGCAAACAAACACCTTTGGCACATTGATCGGCGGTACAGCGAGTAGTGAGACGTACAGCCTTGCCTATTCGCCTTCTGGTACGCTCTTTTTCAGCGGCAATTTCACCACGGTCGCTGGCACAGTCGGAGCGCGATATATCGCGCGCTGGGCGAATAACCTTTTTGGCACACTCCAAGGCGGCACAGTCGCGACCCAAACGACAGTCTACCCTACACTCATCTATACGCCGACTGGCACGCTGTTTGCGGGCGGGGATTTCACGACGGCGGCGGGAACAAACTCCGGGCCTGTTGCTCTGTGGAATGGCGCGAATTGGGGCACGCTCGCGGGCGGATCGATCTCACAAACGACCTACGTACTCGTCTATGATCTGCTTTATGCGAAAGACAATTCCATCTATGCGGCGGGATCATTCACACGGGCGGGCGGGACGCTTGCAAATAATATCGCACGCTATGCCAATGGCGGG